ATGATTCGCATGGGCCCGCTCGGCGAGCTGATGCGGGTGCGCGAGGACTTCATCCGCATCATCGGGGCAAATGACGATCCAGACCTTGACCGAATAGACAAGGTGACGTCATCGGCCAACTCGCGGCTGGGTAACCCGATCTCATTCGTCCTGCACGACGAATCCGGCCTTTACACGACCGCGAACAAGATGCGTAAGACCGCTGAAACCCAGCGGCGGGGCGCGGCGGGCATGGGTGGCCGTTCGATGGAGACATCGAACATGTTCGATCCGTCCGAGAACAGCGTCGCCCAGACGACGTTCAACAGTCCGTCGAAGGACATTTTCAAGTTCTACCGCAAGCCACCTGAGGGTCTGTCGTACAAGAACAAGCGTGATCGCCGCAAGATCCACGAATACGTGTATCGCGGTTCATGGTGGGTCGATCTGGACTCGATCGAAGGCGAAGCGGCCGAGCTTATGGAGGAGGACCCCGAGCAGGCCGAACGATTCTTCGGTAATCGGCAGGTCCACGGCAAAGGCGCATGGATGCATGACGAGAAAGTCTGGACCAGTACTCAGCGCAACTTAATCGTGCCAGATGGGACCGAGGTGTGCCTCGGCTTCGATGGCTCGGACAACAATGACCACACCGGAATACGCCTTCGGACGCTTGAAGGGTTCCGGTTCACGCCGAAGTACGGGCCAGATAGTCGCCCGACGCACTGGAATCCTGCCGAGTGGGGCGGATCGACACCTCGCGGCGAGGTCCGTGCCGCCGTGGATGAGATCTTTCGCCGGTACAAGGTGATTCGCGGCTATTTCGACCCTCGGGACTGGCAAACCGAAATCGGCGATTGGGCGCTCGTTCACGGCGACACAGTGGTACTCGAGTGGGCCACCTACCGCACGACTCAGATGCATAACGCGCTGGTGCGTGCGCTGACCGACCTCACCACGAGCGCGAAAGCCGCGCTGAACAACGAGCCGCTGATCACGAGTCACGACGACTGCCCAATCACGCAGGCTCACGTGTTCAACGCCCGCAAGATCGCTAAGCCAGGCGACCGTTACCTACTGGCTAAGCCGAACGATCACCAAAAGATCGACATGACGATGGCCGATGTGCTTGCCAATGAGGCCGGCGAGGACGCCAAGACAGATCCATCCGTCCTTTGGGGCAAACCGAAACCGACGAATTACTTCTATTCCGCGTAAAGGGGGTTCGATCCGCTTGACCGAACCCTCGGCAATGGATGTTGAGATGAGCGCGGACACCGAGCGCGCGCTCGTAGTGGGCCGCCGGCTGTGGCAGCAGATCCAACTACGCCAGCACAGCGGCGCCACAACCGGGCATTGGTCACCAGGCGTTCACGGCCTGCTGGACTACTACCGCGGGAATCACAACTTGCGGTTCGCATCCGACCAGTTCTCCGAGCACTTCAAGAAGCGGTTCGACGGGTTCACTGACAACTGGTGCGCACCGGTCGTCGATGCCGCCGCTGAGCGCATGAATCACATCGGGATACGTCTCGGCAACGACACTCGCGACGCCGACACTGAGTTTCAACGGGTCATGGAAGAAAACGACGTCGCCCGCGGCACCTCCGAGGCGTTCACCGTCATGCTGGCCGCTACACGCTCGTTCGGGCTGGTCTGGGGCAACCCTGATGACGAGCAGACCCCCAACGTTACCTTCGAGCATCCGGAATTCTGTGCACTGGCTCGCGATCCTGAGACCAGGCGCACCACGGCATCCGCTAAGGCTTGGCTGGATGACCAAAGAGGCTTCCTGACGACGTACATGGATGACTTCGTCTACAAATGGCAGTGGGCAATCCCCAAGGACAACGATCCTGGACGCCCGGTCGACTGGACCCCGCGACAACCATCCTCAGATGACACGTGGCCGATCAGAAATCCGCTCGGGCGGAACCCGATGTTCGAGTTTCGAAACTCGACGCTGCTCGACGACAAGCCGCTGAGCGACATCTCCGGTGTTGCGGCCATGCAGGACGCCATAAACCTCGTGTGGGCGTATCTGATGAACGGGTTGGACTTCGCTTCGCTTCCTCAGCGGCTGCTGTCGGGCGCCGAGATGCCGACGATGCCGATCCTCAACAATCGGGGCGAAAAGATCGGCGAGAAGCCGATCGAGTTATCGAAATTCTTGACCGATCGCATCCTGTGGATCACTGGCAAGGACGCCAAAGCTCAGAGTTGGCCCGCTGCGCAACTCGAAGTGTTCGAGTCGGTAATAGGGATGGCTGTGGATCACGTTTCCAGCCAGACCCGGACGCCGCCTCACTACCTCATGGGCAAAATGTCGAACACGGCAGCCGAGTCGCTCACCGTCGCCGAGACAGGCCTTGTCGCTCGCGTGATGCAACGGCTCGGTTATGCGACGAAGCCGTTGCGTGAGATGTATGCACTCGTCGCGCTCGCGCAGGGCGACGAGGCGAAGGCGAAGGCGGCGCGCTCAGGCCATATTCTTTGGGCCGATCCGCAATACCGCTCGCTCTCTCAGAAGGTCGACGGTTTCAGCAAATTCGCGTCCGGCGGCATGCCGTTGCGCTGGCGCCTTGAGTGGTACGGGCTTAGCCCGGCCGAGGTCGAGCGAACAATGCTGATGGCCAAAGACGAGGCCGAAACGCTCGTGCGCGCTAACCCCGTCCCGGCCGCGCCCGGCGTGCCACTGCCACGCGGCAACACCGTCATTGACCTGGCGCCCGACAAGGCGCTCGCCTCGGCGCGTCCTGCCGAAGATCCACCGAGCCCAGCACCAACGGCCGGCTAGCTCCAAATCCCGTCGATCGCGCAAGGCGATTCGACCCGTCCCGCAATGGGAGCCACACCATGTTCGAGCTTGTTCCTGCTTTGCCGACCCACCCTCGCACCGGACTGACTTCGATCGGCTTGCGCCGCAATGGTGAACCGATCTGGCCAGTCCTCGGCGGTGCACCAGATGACGGCGACGACGCCTCTGGCACTGACGACGCCGGTGACATTGATTCGGGCACGGACGACGACGCCGGCGCAGGCGGTGAGCCTAAGACGTCCGACAAGGTCAAGGACTGGGAAGCGGAGTTCAAAGCCCAGCAGCGGATCAACCGCGACCTGGAGCGGCGGTCTAAGCAAACGAAGCTCGAACTCGAAACGAAGCTCGCCGAGGCACAGAAGCCGAAGCCCAAGGACGGCGAGCCGGTCGACGTTGACGAGATCCTGAAACGAGCTCGCGACGAGGCCAAGGCAGAGACGCTCAAAGAGCGCGTCCTCGACAAGATCGAGGCGCGCGCCGCGAAGCGATTCAACGACGTCGAGGACGCGCTCTTGCGACTCGGTAAGAACATTGACGATTTCGTTGATGACGGCAAGGTCGATATCGACGCGATCGATGACGCACTCGCGGACCTACTCGCGAAGCGCCCAGATTTCGGGGTCACGCAAGGTGAGCAACCGAAGCCCAAACCGCGCTTCGAAGGCAGCGGCGACGGCGGACCAAAAGGCAGCGCGGGCAAGCCGCAGCTGACCAAGGCCGACGTTGAGCGACTGACCAAAGAGCGCAAATACCAAGAGATCGAGCAGGCCAGGAAAGAGGGCCGGCTCGATCGACTTCTCGGCATCACCAATCAGTAGACCCCGGCAATTTCGCCGGACCTAGACCCTTGAAAGGGGCGGCTTCAAATGGCTATTACCCATTTTCAGCCCGAGGTGTGGGCGGCGACCTTGCTATCCATCCTCGAAAAGGAACTTGTTTACGCCAGCGACATTTGCGTGAACCGCGACTACGAGGGCGACATCGCTGCCTCTGGCGACACCGTCCACATCACGAGCGTTGCTGACGTCACCATCGGCGACTACACCAAGGACACCGATCTCACGATCCAGACCTTGACCGACGCCGAGCAGCTTCTGCTGATCGACCAGGCGAAGGCGTTCGCGTTCGAGATCGACGACATCGACATGCGTCAGTCGAAAAACGGCGGGGCTCTCATGACCGAGGCCGCCGAGCGCGCCGCCTTTGGGTTGCGTGACGTCGCAGACTCCTACCTCGCATCGAAGATGAAGTTTGGCGCCAAAACCGGCCTAGGCCTCATCGACGTGTCCTCCACGGCCACCGACGTCTATGACAAGGTGCTCGTTCCTGCTCGGGTCGCCCTTCGTAAGAACAACGTTCCGACCAATGGCCTGTTCGCGGTGTTGAGCCCGGACATGTACGGCAAGCTCCAGCTGGATTCGCGATTCATCAAGCAGAACGAATCGGGAACCGACGCGCTGCACACTGGCCTCGTCGGTAAGGCCGCTGGCTTCACGATCCTGGAGTCGAACAACACGCCGTCTGTGGCGCGTAGCGGCCTGACCGCGGCGACCCACTCGGGAACGAAGATCATCGACGGCGCTGCCGCCGGCACTTTCTCTCAGGCGGATGTTGGGCTGACCATCGCAGGTACCGGAGTCGGTGCGGCGAACGTGATCCTGTCCGTGAGCGCGGATGGCACGACGGCGACGACCAACGTCAACAGCACGGCGTCGGCGACAGTTGCCGATATCGCGCTCTCGGCAACCGGAACCGTCAGCGTCGCGACATTCGGTACCAAGCTCGGGGCTACCTATGCCGAGCAGATCAACAAGGTCGAGGCTTTCCGCCCCGAGAAGCGGTTCGCCGATGCCCTCAAGGGTCTGCACCTGTATGGCGGCAAGGTTGTTCGGCCCGAGGCGCTGGTCGTCGCGGGCGTCAAGAGCGCCTAGTTCGCTACTTAGCGCAGTATCCGATAACCGAGAGGGGGCCGTCGTGGCATTCGAACCTTTGGCCACGACGGCCGACCTCTCGGCCCGCAACATCTCCGCACCGAGCGGAGTAGATGCGCTCGAGATTCTGGCTGGCGCCTCGGACGCGATCCGCGACGCCGCTCGGTGTCCGATCTCAGTCACGACCTCGACCGTTCCGTACACATCGAACGGCGAGCAGTGGCTGAATCTGATCGGCGGACCCGTCACTGAAGTCGACTTGGTTGAAATCGACGGCGACGTAGTGACCGATTGGAAGAAGTTAGACAATCGGCTCTGGCGTCGATTGCGCTGGGGATGTACCTACGAACCCTCCGAGATCATGGTGACCTACACGCACGGTTACCCAGAGATTCCCCGGGACATCGTCGATCTGGCCTGCGCGCTTGCCGCGATGTCTTTCGCTGAGACGGGTCGAGGGTACGGCGAGCAGTCACGGCTGCTGAAACTCACCCTCGGCAAGCTGTCCAAGACATTTCAGAGCCAACAGGGCCAGTCACCTTCGCCGTTGGCAATACCCGATGCCGTCGCCCGCAATCTCCGAGAGCGTTTCGGGACCACGGTCACGGCAATAGGTCGCGACCACTAAATGTGAGGGTGGGGCGTCAAGATCGCGCCCGGCGAACGGCATTCTTCTACGCGTTAAGGATCGTTCGAGGGGTTTCACGCCGGGTCCTTCCGCCCCTTGCCATGAACGACCCTGCGCCTCACCCAACCTCTCAATGGGGGGCCAATGAGCCTTAACAGCCTGTGGGTCCACCGCGTACCCGTCAAAACCAAGATCGGTGATACCAGCTACGGCGAGAAGTACGCCGCCTCAGTCGACGTGGATTGCTACATCGAGGACGAGACGAAACTCGTGCGCGATACCAGCGGCAGTGAGGTTGTGTCGAACTCCTCGCTCTTCGCCGACATCGATGCGGCCAGCATCTTCACGCAGGGATCGCTGGTGACATTGCGCCGCGGCGACGTCCGCGTCATCTCCATCGCCTACCTGGACGCCGGCCCGCTGGCGCCCGGCTTTGAACATCTCGAAGTCCATTTGACATAAGGGGTTTCCGCGATGGGCATGACAACAAAGCTCACCCTGAACTCGAATGTGACCGTCCAACTTGCAGCCGCCCGTCGTCGAGGAATGGTCGACGCGGCCGAGCACATCCGCAAGCTGTCTGACGCGCGCGCCCCGTACGAGGACAAACCGCGGCATGAGGTCCATATGCGCGACACGAGTTCAGTACGGCTCGAAGCGGGTCGCGCAGACGGCGACCGGGTAGCGATCGGCTATGAAGCATTTTGGGCGGTCTGGCAGCACGAGAACCATGAGTGGCACCACGAGCACGGCGAAGCAGGGTTCCTCGCCAACTCGCTGATTGAAGGTTCTGATGCCGCGTTCGAGACGGTAGCTAAGGCGATGCGCGAGGCGGGCACGTGAGCGACCTGTCTGACCTCCTCGCCGGCCTTGCTCAGCTCTTCGACGACGAAGGGTTCGGTACCTACAACCAGTCCGGAGTTTTCACCGCAGACCAGACCGGGATCACGATCAAAGCCGTTCCAGAAAAGCCCGACAATTTGATCGTCATCACGCCGACTTTCACGATCGACAACGCCGAAATGAACGATTCGACACAGGGCGTGCAGATCAGATTCCGAGGTAGCGCCGACCCGCGATCTGTGCTCGATCGCGACGCCGCGATCTTCGATCGAATCCACGGCATGCACGGCGTCGTCATCGGCGGAATGAACGTCGTTCTCGTGAGTCGGCAATCAAGTTTGCCGTGGCCGCAGGACCAAAACCAACGCTGCGAGCACAGCAGCAACTACTCCGTGCAGGTCGCCCGACCGACGCGGTATCGCACCGACTAGTCGCCTTAGGAGGCGCAGCAATGTCACTCGCAATCACGAGTTTCACGCCCAACACGGGCCCAACCAGTGGCGGCACAAAGGTAGTCATCACGGGTACGTCGCTCGATACCGTCGACGTTGCTCTGTTCGGCAACGTCGAGGCCGCGATCGACACGACTGCGGTCAATACCGCGACGTCGCTGACTGTCATCTCGCCGCCTATCCCGAATGCTGACGCCGGTACGGTCAAGATCGAGCTTGTCGATCACGCGACGCCGGTCGAGGTCGTGAGTTCCGGCAACTTCACGTATACCGCGGTCAGCAACCCGGTACTAACCTCAACGCTTGCCCGCAAGTGGAAACTCGACGTCGACACTTCGGTCGCCCAGGACGGAAGCGCATGGACCAACGTCCGCGCGGTGCTCGACTTGCAACCGTCAATCACCCCGACTATGCAGGACGATTCGGATTACGACTCGGACGGCTGGGGTTCAGACGTCAAGACGATGCTCAAGTGGTCCAACGTCGTCAAGCTCGGCCGTAAGGTCGCTGCTGGTTACGTCGAAGATCCAGGGCAGGCAGCTATCCATGTCGCTCACGACCAGTTCGGCGCTGATGGCGTCGTGCACGTCCGCTGGTATGACCGCAACGGCGGCACAGAGGCGTACGAGGGCTTCGCTCAGGTTCAGTGGTCCGAGGACGGCGGCGACGCGGCAGCGCTGTCGACGGTGTCCGTCACCTTGACCGGGCAGGGTGCCCGGCTGACGATCACCAACCCTGCGGCATAGTCGCC